AGAGTCGTGGCTCTAACGTTGGTCCAGTTGTAAAGCATCCCCGGCTGGCCGCTGGCGTAAGTAGCATCTGAGACCGTCTCAACGAGAGAGCCGTTCTTGTAGACCGAAATGTTGGTCCCGATGGCCTTGACCTTGATGATGTCGTTCGCCACGATTCCTATATTCACGGTGCCAATAATGGTCTGCGTAACAATTCCGGTAAATCGAGCCAGCCGACGAGCTGTGTCGCTGACGCCATCCAATAGAACGCCGTAACCAGTACCCGCCGCTGCATTGACGCGCACGGCCGGCCCTCCGAAATCGCCAGTTCCCAGTGCCTTATAAGTCAACTGCGCCGATTGATCGGCAGCAAAGGTCGCCGCGGCTGTCGTGACACTTGAGGCGTTGACGTCTGTTGAGTTAGTGGCGTACGCAGTGTCGCTATTCCGAGTCAGAGCCCCGGCTGCACCCGTGGGGGTTTCCCAACTAGCACTCAGCGCCCCAGTACCTGCAAAGTCATCGGTAAACGTCGTCATGTCGGCCTCACGCTGTTGCTGGGCTTCCAGTCGGTTCGCAGTTGCACTCCCAGCATTTTGGACAGTTCCCCGAGCCTTGAGTCTCTGTCGGCTCCGTCTATCTGTAACCGGAAGTCAATCGGCAAGCGTTGCAATTCTTCCCACTGAGACTCAAGCCCACGCATCCCGCGACGCAGCCAGCTTGCTTCCACTTCGTGGCGCTCTCGCAGCGGCGCGATAGTCACGCATTGACGCATCACCGATGCTAAGCGCGGCTCGCGCACATGGCAGTAGTACTTGTGACCATCAAGGTACGGCCCTGTGCCGCGACCGGGAACTCCCGGCAACAGGTCAAACAGAAACATCGTCCCAGAGTGCGGCACGCTGATAACCGCGAGCGGTCTCACGACATTCCTATGTAGCGGTTGCCCGCCGCATCAAACGCGCTGGGAAGGCCGGATAGGCTGGTGTAGACCGTGAAGTCGTCCACGTACCACGACTCGGTCGCGGGGGCTCCGCCGTTCCAATACGTGACGTGCATGTACCCCTGTTGAAAGACTGGTGAGTTGCCGATGATGTGCGTCGAGCCGTTCAGCGTCGCTCGAGTAGGCGTACCTGAAGGAAGATTCGCAGTCGTGTCGCAGATCAGCACCCCGTCACGCCACAGCCGAATAGCTGCGCTCCCGGCCGATGAGTGCAGCTTGTAATAGACTTCCCACGTCTGCCACGTATCTCGGACGATCCCGGTAGCGAGTGGCGTGGTGGGGTTGTCGGTCCACAACCACGATGCAACGCCTTCGAGAATCCAGTTGAAGTAGCCTGCATTCGTGCCGTCTGCGTTCAGGATGTACCAATCCAGATGGCTGCCGTGCCCGTCCGGCGCTGACCCCGTGTCGATGCGCAAGAACTTCAGTTTCGGAGAGGCTGAGAAATCAAACCCAGCCGGGAAGAAGGTGCGAATGCGAAACCACACTTCATCGCCTTCCGTTGGCGTGTAGCCAGGCGTGTACTGGGATATTCCTCCAAGCGTAGACGCTGAAGTAACCGAGATCCGGCAGCTCTTGGTGCCGCTGTAGGCTTGCGTCGTCTGAATCGAGGCGCCGTCGTTGTAGCCGTTGAAAGGTACACCGCCTGTGTCGAAGTCGAAGAACACGAGCGGACTTCCGCCACCGACCGACGCCGCGGGCGCCGCCCGCCTTCGCGAACTGAAGCTCTGGAAGTGCATACAAATGACGAAAGGGGCGGCGCTGTCGCCGCGCCGCCCCCGATTCGCCTGCCCCGATTAGATCTCGGAGAGCTGGACGCGGCCGGCTGCGGCGACCGCCGCGGTGCCGCCGATCTGCACGATGGCCAGACCGTTCAACAGCGAAGTCGCCGTGCCGGGCACGTCGATCGCGTTGTCCAGGTTCGGGTTCGCGCGCCAGAAGTAGCGCTGACCGTTCGCGTTCGGGCCACCGATCGTGTAGAGCGGGGCGCCGGCTAGGGTCGGCTGCGTCGTCGCGAACGATCCCTGACCGGCCGAGCCGCTGAACGTCGGGGGTGTGGCCACCGAGGACGTGGGCTGGCCGACGATGACCGTCGTCAACGCGCCGACTGCGGCTGTCGTGATCGTGCGGAAGATCGCGAACTCAGCATCGGCCGAACTCGTGCCCATGCCTTGCAGGTCGATTTCCGTCAGCAAGAACGAGCGGTTCGTGCCCGGGAACACGATGAACGTGATGACCGAGCCCGTGGTCACACCACCGGTCGCTGCGACGAGCGAGGCGGTCGTGAACTTCGGGATACGGAAGTTATACTTTTGCATGCGCTGCTACTCCTGTTGCTTGAACTGTCGAAACTTACCCTTGCGCTAGCCTCTGGCCGGCGGCCTCGGCGAACTTGTCCGCGCCCACTTGCACCGACTGTTGCTGCGCGGCTTGCTGCTGAGCATCCGCCCGAGCGGTGCGTAGCGCAACGATCTCGTCCTCAGTGCGAATCAATTCCTGGCTCACCCCGAGCAGCTCGCTGCGCTCCCGATCGGCATCGTCGAACTTGTAGAGATCCAGCACTTCGGGCTTGATCTGCGATTGCTGGAGCAGCACCGTTTCAAACTGATCCATCGCGGCTATCTCCTCGCCTCGCTGCGCTCGAGCGAGCGGGCTGATGTACTTCGCGCGGAACGACTTATCGCGCAGCGACTGCGGGGCAGGAGGCAGCTTGCCTGCACGAAAGCGCAAGCCGAACGTCCGATCAATCAGCGGCTGCAAGTACTCGGCCTGAAGGCGCCCGTACGTCGGCCCGAGGAGCTGGCGGATGAGGTTCACGCGCACGTGGACTTCGTACGCCGTGGTGTCGCCTGGGGCGTCCTGCGGCTGCAACTGATCGGCCATGAAGATCTTGCGAATGGACGCTTGCTTGGACTTCACGATGTACTCGGCGAGCTGCCAGTCCCCGCCGGTCACGAGCGGCTTCATCGAGTCGACCGAATTCGCCACGATGATCTTTCGCGGCCCGACCTTGACCGTGCGCGGGTTCAAGACACCATCGTCCTCGGCGATCCACATGCCGCTGATCGCGATGTCAGCGTGCGCCAGCTCATCGAACGAAAGCGTGTTCAGCATCCGCATGTCGGGCAGCGCATCGAACGCGGGGCCGATCGCGTACGGACTGTTCGGCAGTCGCTGCCAGCGCGCGACGATCACCGGGAACTCGTGGTAGCCGGACTCCCGCACGATCTTCTTCGACTTGACCTCGCAGTGACACGAGGCGAACGGCAGCTTGACCGAGAGGAGTGCCTCCGGATGCCCGCCGACACGCGGATAGATCGCGTGCACGAACGACACGAACTCGTCGGGCTTGTCGACCGCGAGCTTGCGGGTCTGCTCGGACAGAGCGTCCTCGCCAAATTCCTCTATCGCTTGCTCGGCCGTGAGCTTGTAATCCCGATACACGACGTCGATCTTGCCGCCGCGCTTGGTCGAGGCGACGTACGTCTGCGCGAGCGGCCACTGCTCGAACGACAGCGCACCGGTGTCTTTGTCCTCATCGACGTAGAGCGCGAACCAGCCCGCGGCCACGAGATCGAGCTGCGCTTCAAAGCCCTCGGAGTCGAAGTTCGCCGAGTGGATCGAGCCCCAGAGCACGGGCGCGACGGCATCGAGCCAGCGCTCCTCGTCCTCGGTCGCGTCGTCGACCTCGAGTTGAAACCAGAGACTATTGGCCGGCGTGAGACCGGACATGAGGCCAGAGGCCAGGATGCGGGCCGAGTCCGTGCCCGTGCCATCGAGAAGCTCCGCGCGCTTGCTCTGGCCGCTCTGCGCGTCGAGATCCGTCGACTGAAAGCCCGAGCCCCGCAAGGGAAACGTCATGTCGAAGCAAGAGCGCCAGACCGCCTCGTGGACCGAGCGCGAGGATTTCAGCGCGTCCAAGCGCCGACACAAGGTAGCGCCGTCGGCCGCCATGCTCAGGGTAGGCCCGTGCGCCAGGAATTCGCGTAATCGCCAGCGCTCGCGGATCCGCCGCCGCCACCCACGGCGCCAGTGCTCGTGCCGCCCGTGCCCCCGCCGCTGCCAGCACCTAGCACGCTGCCGGAGCCTGCGCCGAGCACGCGGTTACCGCCGGCGAAGAGGGTGGAGCTGCGCCGACGCTTGCGCAAGGACGCGAGCCGATCGTTGGCCGCACTCTCGGCCGCGATCTGCGCCAGCACGGCCGGGTCTTGCTGAGGGGGATTGTGGCGTTGGTAGTACTCGGCATCGTGACTGCCGAGGAGGTTCGCGAGCGCGTACTTGCCGTGATTGATGTGGCTAAGTCCGCTGAGCTTATCGCTCACCTTGATGAGACCGCCCACGGCTTACCGCTGCCCGAAGCGCGCGCGAGGATCGTTGATCGGCAGCACCCAGCCGTTACGAGTGAGCACGGGCTCGGTGATCGTCGCGGCGTCGGCGCTTTCGGGTAGGCCGGCGTCAGGGTCGAGCTTGCCGCCCTTGGCGATCGCTTCCGACTGGTTCAGCGATGACCAATCGAGCGCCTTGCCGTCGCCGACGAGCTTTGCGGTCTCGATGAGTTGCGAGCGCAGGTCGCTATCTTGCTGCGGCGTCAGCGCAGCGTCGGAGGCCGCGGCGGCTGGGGTTTCAACCGCGGTTTCAACCGGGGTCGACGTCTGCCCACCAGGGACTTCGAGCTTCACGTCGCGCGGGGGTTTCGGTGCCATCAGTTGGGCCTCGTCTGTGGCGCCATCGGCACGATGAGCCGGCCGGCGGCCTGTTTGAAGTCGGTGCCTTCGTTGTACGCCGAGGCCAGAGCCTTGGCTAGTTCTTGAGGGCTGATGAGGTTCTTCTGCTCGAGCAGGCGGATCAACGCCTGAAGTGCGTGCTGCGCGAAAGTCGCGGCGAGAAACGCGGTGGCGGCGATGTCCTGAGGTCGCTCGCTCTGGATCTCGCGCACGCAGGCTGCCTGGAGCTTATCGGCGGCGATCGCGTCGAGGGGTTTGATGCCGCTCAAAGGGAAGAACCGACAACGGTGGAGGCTTGCAGCAAACAACGCCGGCGGTTCATGGGGCCGCTATCTCCCTTTGGGTAGTTGAGGCTCGCGCGAACGCTAGCACGTCGTCGACATTACGTACAACGATGCGGCCTCACCCCACGATGCGTGAAACGCGAGCTGTAGCGCGTTGAGACGCCCGTCTTGGGTCTTGATCTCGACCAGCGTGATGACGCCTCGACGCTTCACGAGGAGATCCGGAAACCCGCCGCCAACGCCGGACGTGTCAGCGACGAGATACCCGCAGGTCCGAAACGCCCGCACGATCTCAACGTGATTCGCGTCAGTCCTCGCGGCTCGGCGCACTGACTTTCTCCCGCATTCGAGCCAGCGCGCGCTCGGCCGGATCCTCAGCGTCGACGGCCGAGGACGTCAACCACTCCCGATACCGCGCGTGCCACGCCTCAGAGCAGCGCCCGTGCAGCCAGCGGATCCGCACCTTGCCGCGTCTCGAGTGCACGCTGTACGGCACGATCTCAGGCCCGATGTAGCCCTCGATCCCGCAGTGCGCGCAGGTCTCAGATTTGCCGGCCACGCTAAACGCGCGCGCGAGAGGGAGGGGAGGGAGTTATGCGCATATCTTCAGCATTTCCGCCGTTTATCTGCATGGTGATGCGTTCGTTGATCGCGCGTTGAGCCCAGAGCGTGAGCAAGTGGGTCTTGGGTCGTTTCGGCGTTCTGCGGTGGGCTCTGCGCAGAGGGACGGTTTCGCAGCGATCGAGGCGCAGCTCGTGGAGAGCTTTGGAGATAGCGACGGCATCAGTGACTTCGGGATGTTCCACGTTCTCGAAACCTCGCGTAGTTTGTAAAGGTCTGTGGATAACTTCGGGCATTGGGAGTGAAGAGGTTGGGCAGTCGCACAGTGGATTGCCACCTTCGATTCGTGGCGCCTGTTGGTTGTGCAGACGGGGGGACGATTTACATCGAATTGGGAGAGAAGAGGCGCGCCTTTGCGCTGTATAGGTGTCGTTGTGGCGCATCGTGGGGGAGTGTCCTGACACCGCGGTGGGAATGCTGGAGCAAGAGCCCCCCTAACCCCCAGGGGTGAGCCTGGGAGTTAGTTGTCTTGGATAGACACCCTGCGGAGCCGAAGCCGTCGCTGGGAGCTGTCGGGATCTTTTAACGCACTCCCGGCATTTAACCCGCGTTCCTAAGTGCGCGCCGTCTCGAGGTTTTCGCGAGACGGCACCAGGAAACGCACAGAGTTTGCACCTGCCTGATGCGGCCGGGGCAGGAATGCGGTAGGATTTTCGGCAAGTCGGTGAAGGCTTAGTGCTTGACCCACTCTGCCGGTTGGAACCGCGAATTCCAGAACCGACGAACCAAATCTACAGCGCCCCCGCTGTAGTCGCAAGCCCCACCTAAGACGTGGGGTTTCGCGTTTTGGGCTCAGTGCGATTCGGCTGGGCTCCATTCCCAGCAGGCGTGCTCGACGGGCGGATACGCCGACATGAAGCCGATACCGCCGTTGCTGCTGTGCACAATGTGCACGGTGGGCGGGTAGCGGCGGCACTCGAGCTTTGCCGTCTCACCGATCACTTGCACGCCTTGGGCGGCCGTACGCGCGGCGTAGAGGCACGTGGCGCAGGTCGGCGTGGTGGATATCGTCATGGGTCTCCTTCAGCCGATCGGGTAGTGCTCTGGCACGTCGACCGGGGGTTTGAACGTGTCGGGTTGTTCTTCGAGGAAGCGGCGAGTGGCGAGCCGGCGCGGGATGGCGCTGACGGCGCCTGGGCGCAGCACGAGCGTGGAGCCCGAGGGTGGGTAGCCGAGGAGGCGCTCGACGGCGTTGGCGAGCGCTGCGCGGATCACACGAGGTACACGTAGATCGCGACGATGGCCGCGAGTGCGCCGATGACCACGACGCGATAGAACGTCACGGAGTGGCGCAGGCCGAGAGATCCCGCCTCAAGCTCCTCGCGGCACCGATCGCACACGTGATCGGCATTGCCGGTGGGCTCGCCGCAGTTGTACACGATGCACGGGTTCGTCACGGCTTGACGCTGTAGCGGGTTTGACGCTCGAGCCCGAGTGCAATCATCAGCTTCGGCCCCGCTTCGCGCTTGCCGGTCACGACGCGGTTTAAGTACGTCGCCGAGCAGCCAAGCTCGGAGGCGAGCTGCCGGTACGTGCGATCGCGCAACAGCGTGCGCAGGATGCGAGCGGGTGCTTTCATGCGCGCAGTGTAGGGCTTGTCGCCATTCCTGGCAACTGGTCGCGCCTATCGTCTCGCAGTCAAGATCGATTGTTCGTAACTGGCTGATTGAGCGCCGATTAAACTTGTTGCCAAGTTTGGCGACAGAGCGCAGACTACACCCATCGAAAAGCCGAACCAGATGGGAGAACGAAATGGACATTTGGAACACCGACAAGCCAGTTTCTGATTTCGATATCGACGTCCCCGCGTGGATCGACCAGGACATTAGCTGCCCCGACGTGGCAGCGATCGTCCAGGGCGGTTGCGCGTCCGGCGCCTACATGCCCGCCGTCACCTACTTCGACGCCAGCCAGACGATGGCCCGCTACGGCGATGACGTCCTCGATTACATCAACGACATTTTCGGCGAGCTGCCAAAGCCGAGCGATGACGAGTCCTGGTCCGGCATGGCGGTCCTCTACTTGAGCACCGCGGTCGAAGCTTGGGCGGCCGGGGCCTACAGCAAACTCGAAGAGAAGTAGGTCGCATGACCACACAAGTGACCACACAAGTCGGCCCGGCGATCATCGTCATGCGCCAGGTGGCAATCCTCACGTCCGACAAGGTGGGCACCACGGGACAGATTGCACTGGCCCTGCTGCTCGATCGCAACGGCAAGCCCAGCAACTACATCCTGGTGTGGGAGTGGGGCGGCGATTGGATGGGATTTGTGGACGGCGACGAGCACAACGCCGAGGTGCTCGACGGCTGGGAGCCGGACGCCATCCGCGAGGCCGTCAACACCATCTGCGCCGCACTTAAGGCCGAGGACGTGGCCGAGGATCTTGGCTGGTTTGTCGACTGGGCGGACGCGCACGAGCAAACACTGGAGGCAGACGCATGCGAACCATCGCAGTGATTTTGAGTGGCCCAGGCGGCGAACTTGATCGCGTCGAGTTTACGGTTTACGAGACGGACGCCGAAGAGTTTATCGACCTGAAGGTAAGCGAGGCGCTGGAGGATTGGACCTACAGCGTCGGCGACACAATCGAAATACGTGAGGTACTGCCATGAACGAACGTCCCTACATAGACCCTGAGATCACCAGCCACGAAGGCTACGACGACGCCGAACTCTCGGCCATGCTCGAAGTGCAAGCCGCACTGCTCGACGTCAAGGGTTTTCACGGCATCGCGCACGACATTCGCGCCGGAGCGCAGCGCATCCGGCAACTGAGCGGAGAAAGCAAGTGAACAACAAGCAAGCAGTCGCGCGGCTGAAGAAGCTGCTCGGACCGAGGGTGGTCTGGCAGGAAAACGAGCGGGCGCTATCGGCGGAGAAGCGCGAGGCCGCACACGTTCTGGCGTGCGATCTGCGAGAGCAGGAGCGCGCCGTGAAGGCGGAGGCAGTGGCGCGACGCGAGGCGTTGCTCAGCGATCCGACGTACCGCGCGCTGTGCGCGAAGCAGGACGCGCTACGCAAGCAGGCCGACGTGGCATCGAGCGAAGCTCGGCAGAAGCCCATCACGGTCGGCACCATGTCCGGCACCAGCGGCTTCTCGCTCTTTCACATCAAGGCAGATGGCGACACGTGGGATGAGATCGTCGCGGCAGTGGAGTCGCAGTCGTGAGTCCCTTCGCCGCACTGGTAACCACGATTCTGATCCTCGGTGTGGGCTGCCTCGTGGCTGCCATCGGATGCCTCGTCGCTGACTGGCTCGAAGGCCACAACGATGCGTAAAACCTACGAAGCGTGGATCGACGATCAGCTCGTGACGCTCGTCTGCGAAGTCAGCGCACCAGAGCCCGACTGCAACTGGCCGGGCAGCCTAGATCGCCGCGAGCTGTTCATCGACGGCGCACCCGTTTCCCTGCGCGAGCACTCGCAGATCGCCGACCGTGTTCTTCAATCCACAACGTAATGAGGCCCTACCTATGTCCGATCAAGCAACGCCCGCCGTCCTCTACTCCGCGCTTTCGATCGCGATCGACGCGACGCAAAAGCAACTGTCATTCAAAAAACAGGATCTGTTCCGCAATCACGCTCTGAAGCTTCAGCTTGGCCAGTTCGAGGCCGAGCGCGCACGTCTCGCAATGGAGTTTCCGTACCTCGTCGACGGTGCCAACTCGTGAGCGGCGGCGCGAAAATCCTGCGCCGTGGCACTCAAGCCTGGGATCTGCGCGAACTCGCGCGGCAAGGCAACGGCTGCAAGTGCATTTGCCTCGGCGAGATCCGGTTGCGCGACGTCGAAATAGTCGCCAGCGCACAGAACGTGAAGGAGCGCCGACGCATTGGCCGTCTCGCGGCGGTCGAGAGCTATGCCGAGGCGACGCAATGAGCGCCAGAATTCTCGACGTCACGGCAGCTCAGTACCACGCAGACCCCTGCGAGCGACCGTCCTTGTCATCGTCGGTGGCGCATACCATCGTGAGCCGCTCGGCGCTGCACGCGTGGAGCGACCACCCGCGCTTTGGCAACCATCGGCCGGCGGCGACCGACGCAATGAGCGACGGCTCGATCATTCACGCGATGCTGCTCGGCTCAGGCCCACAGCTCGACGTGATCGAGGCCGATAACTTCCGGACGAAGGCGGCTCAGGAGCTGCGCGATGCGGCGATCGAGGCCGGACGGCTGCCAGTGCTAGCAAGGCGGTATGCAGAACTACAGCTCACGGTGAATGCGCTACACGTGAACCTGCTCGAGTTTGGCATCGACTTGCAGGACGGCGCGTCCGAAGTCCCGATAGAGTTTGAGACCGGTGGCGTGCTGTGCCGCTCGATGCTCGATAACCTGAATCATGCGCGCGGGCGAATCGTGGACCTGAAAACGATCACGTCGGCCGACCCGCGCACGTGCTCGAGACATGCCGTCGATTACGGCTACGACATACAGCGCGCCGCCTACGTGCAGGCACTCGAGGCTCTGAAGCCTGAGCTTGCGGGCCGCGTTGATTTCATCTTCGCGTTCTGCGAGATCGAGCCACCGTACGCCGTCGTGCCGCTGCGCGCGAGCGGCCAGTTGCGAGCACTCGGCGACTCGCGCTGGGGCCGCGCGGTCGACACGTGGAAGCGCTGCCTCGAGACCGACGTGTGGCCAGGCTACCTCACGACCGTGGGCGAGCTTGAACCGCCACCGTGGGCGATCATCGACGAGGGGGGCACTCTGTGAATGGCTTTGCTTTCAAACCCGCCGTACGCGAGAAAATCGGGCTCATCATCGGCCTTGCCGGGGCATCTGGATCTGGCAAGACTTACACCGCAATGCGCCTTGCTACTGGGATGAGTGGCGGCAAGTCATTCGCGGTCATCGACACCGAGGCCGGACGTGCCAAGCACTACGCCGACCGTTTCAAGTTCGACCACGGGGATCTGCGCCCGCCGTTTAGCCCTGGAGCCTACGCTGACGCGATCCACGCGGCCGATACGGCCGGGTATCCGGTGATCGTCGTCGACTCCATGTCGCACGAGTGGGCCGGGGAGGGCGGCATTCTCGACTGGCAGGAAGCCGAACTCGACCGCATGGCCGGCGACGACTGGAAGAAGCGCGAGAGCTGCAAAATGGCGGCGTGGATCAAGCCGAAGATGGCGCACAAGCGCATGGCCTCGCGACTGCTCCAAGTTCGCGCGCACCTTATCCTCTGCTTTCGGGCCGAGGAGAAAATCGAAATGGTGCGCGTCAACGGCAAGATGGAGATTCAGCCGAAGAAAACTCTCACCGGGCTCGATGGCTGGGTGCCGATTGCAGAGAAGTCGTTGCCGTACGAAATGACCGCGAGCTTCTTGCTGACGGCCGACCGCCCTGGCTACCCGAAGCCGATCAAGCTCGAGGAGCAGCACCGATCGCTGTTTCCGGCCGATCGGACGATTGACGAGGCGAGCGGCCAGCGATTGGCCGAGTGGGCGGCTGGAGGTACGGTCGCGGCGAAGCCCGCTACAGCGCCCGTACAGGCGGCCGTGAGTGGGGAGTGGACGCTCGTCGACAAGTACGCGAACTGCACCGACCTCGTGGTGTTCGACGACCTCGAGGCCGAGCGCGCCGACACCTGGCGCTTGATGCCGAAGGAGCACAAAACGGCCGTCAAGGCAGCGAGCGACGCGGCGGCAGAGCGGTTAGGCAGGATTGTTCGATGATGCCGCAGAAAATCGTGCTGACGATTGAGCGCTGGCTGTGTGCAAAAGGACGCAAACACACGTCGCACTACGGCCAGGCACAAAGAAAAATTCCCCGTTTTTCATACTCGCCGAATCAGTTAGAGCAGCGATTAGTTCTGGAAAGACCCCGATTGGGATGCTTGGGCTTGGTCCGCTTGGAGAATGCTCGCTCTGCGACGCCTTGAGAAGGATAAATAAAGACGGGACTATGCGCGCGCATAACGCCTGGCAGTCGGGACGCGGCTGGGTTCTCTGCGAGGGCAGCAGAGCCGTGCCGGAATTGATTCACCGATGACATGGAGAACGAAGTGACAACCGAGAAATGGACCGCCGACCCTAAGCGCGGCGCTGAATTCCTAGAGCCACGCCGGGCCGAGATCGTCGCAGCGCTCGAGAGTGCCGCCGACGTGGCCTTTGCAGCTTTGGACGAGAAGCTGGCAGGACATCGAGAAGCTGCGCAGGACACTTTTAAGTGGTGGGATCAATGAGCGAGAAGCTGCCGGAGTATTTGCTTGCGGCTATCAAGGAACATGCTGATAACGCCTATTGGCACGGCACCGCCAGCAGCGGCAAGCATCTAGTTGAGCTTTCTCAAGCCACCCTAGAAGCCGCCATCAAGCGTTACGGTAACGAATGCGTAGGCGAGCATTTATCAATGGCCCGTATTGCAGGGTTACAGCGCCAATGACTAACGCCACTGTCACCGTCACGAGATCAATCTAGGGCACTTCGTGCCGTTACTTCAGTGGTTGTTGTGCCGCTAGTGCCTCCTACTGGGAGCAAGAGGATTGAAGGGATGAGCTGTGTGAGGTGGGCTGGGGGCGTTCCGCGTTGCCAGTCAAAGCTAGAGACCCGAAAGGGCGACAGTCGGCCGACTGCTTGTAGCACCTGTGACAGCCATCCACTTGAATCCTTTTGAGGCCGGCCGATGACGGAGCAAGCTAAATCAGAGTGGCCTTCAGTATGCCTTTGGTGTGATTCCAGGGAGCCGTGCGATTGCCCGCATGTTGAATTGGAAAAGCCGAAACAAAAACCAGAAACTAATGAAAACAATCCAATACGTCTGTAAGAATGCTTGTTGCTCTGTCCTTGTGAAACATTCTGGACCCAAGGACAGGTACTGGGATATCACTCTAAACGGCTCACCGACCACCACAGTGAGAGCCGCGAAACGATGTGGCGACACTTTGTGCACAACATGACGGAGAGCGGCAAGCCATGAGCGGCTGCTATTCAAGCGCCGATGGCACGCTGCACATCTGCGCACCGCAAGGCTGGCGGGTGGTTCACGCTGGCACATGCCTCGACTGCAAGCGTCGCACGCGGTTCGTTGGTGCGAGTTACGAATGGTACGGCACGACAATGACGTGCTTGCGCTGCGGTCGAACGTGGAGCGACTGTGAATGGATGCCGCTTGATTTCGTTCCACAGTCGCGACAGCGCAGCATCGAGGCGGCCAGGCAACGGTTCAGGCGCGCCGCTGCGGGGTCGCCGGTGTTCTTTCCAGATGAGACGCCGCCCGCAAGTGCCGGCGCTGTTCCAAGCTGAGTTACATGCCAGCCTATGAGGTGCGCCAGGTGCTGTGCATCGACGTGCCGCGCTGGAAGTTGCGGCGCCCTCCCTACAGACGGCTAGCCGATGGACGCTTGAATTTCAGCCGCATAGCAAAGCTACGTGGCAAGCCCTGGGACAAGCGGAGGACGTGGAAGCCATGACCCACCACGAAGCAACGAAGCCCAAACGCAAGGCAGCGAGCTGGGGACATGCGTACAGGCGGTTTCTACGCACCGGCATCGATCACGCCGATGCTGCCTATCGAGCTGACGAACGTCCAACTGTGGACTTTGAAGCGATGAAACGCGGTGACGTGCCATGACCACCCCCACGCCAGACGAGAAGGGACGGCCAATGACTTACTGGGGTGGCTTAGAAGCCCCCACGCCAGCCACGAAGCCGGAGGCGAAGTGGACGCTGTACCGACGTGTGGGCGTTGTCGAGATGCGGCCGTACGTTGCCGGCGAGGACTTGTTCCGCATCAGCGTGTCCGTCGAGGACGACCCGCCGAACGACATGGGCATGATCGCCCGCAATCCCGACAACCATGACGACCAGTGGTACGTCGCGCGAGCGTACTTCGAGAAGAACACGGAACCGGTCACGAAGCCGGGGGCGTTGCCGGAGTACGAGGCGCTGATCGACCGCTGCAACGAAGCGTGGGCCGAGTATTGCGTGCAGTTCAAGCCAGAGGCGCACAAGGTCCACTACGATGCCCGCGCCGCCCTCGTCGCCGCCATCGAGCGGTACAGGGAAGCTGCCGTAGCCGAGACGCGCATCGTTGCTCAGGATCGATACCAAGCATTGCAGGAGCAGCTCGCAGCAGCTAAGGAGGAGAACGAGCGGCTACGCTATCAAATGCGCGGCGCTACGTTCTCGCTGCCAGAGGAGCCGTCGAAGTGAAAGTCCACAACGTAACGTGCGACTGCTTGCAGACGTGTCAGCGATGCGCACCCCATGACTGAATCAGTACAAATCGGTGATGCAACGCTCTACTGCGGGGATTGCAGGGAGATTCTAGAGACCTTGCCTAGCGTAGATGCGGCAATCACCGACCCAGTTTGGCCGAACTGTCCGCCCGGTATGTTGATAGGGAGCGAGCATCCGTTCTCGCTCTTAGCTGACGCAATAGAACGGCTCAAGGCTTCAACGCTGGTGGTCGTCCTTGGGTTTGACAGCGATCCTCGATTTCTTTCGGCCATTCCTCTGCGCTGGAAGTTCCTTCGGTCTCAGCAGCTCCCTTACGCCTTTCCGGCCTATGCTGGACGATTACTCCGCGGTGACGAAGTTGCCTATTGCTTTGGCGAGATACCTAAGGGGCACGGAGTCATCCCAGGTCGAGCCAGAACGGTTGCCAGTCACAAAGCAGAGCGGTCTACGGGCCACCCATCGCCACGTGCTGACGAGCATATGACGCAGCTCGTGGGATGGTGGACACCAGAATCAGGTTCGGTGCTTGATCCGTTCATGGGCACTGGGGCCACAGGAATTGCGGCCGTTGCTGCTGGTAGAAAGTTCATAGGCATCGAGATCGAGCGGAAATACTTCGATATCGCGTGTGAACGCATCACCGCTGCTTACGCTCAACTTCGGTTGTTTGCCTGATGCGCACCCTAGAACGACAACCCTTGCTCCCAAAACGCGAGGCGGCACGGGCGATCATTCGCAGGCTGGTGGAGTGGGCGCCAGGCGGTTCAGGCCACGGCACCGAGTACGACAAGTTAGCGGCCGACGCCCGCGCGTTCCTCGAGCGATGATCGAGGTGACACTGCTGCTACTGGCCGTCGCGATCGTCTTGGTCGACGGCATAGCTACCGGCGGAAGGCGCCGCGAATAGCGCTGCCTCTGCGGCCCGCCGAGCGACCAAGCCTGCGAGCTTTCGGCCACCGGCCCATACCCATTTGCCGAATTCGTCGGTCGCTCCAGCCCAGTCTGCGGCGTTCACCTTCTCACGCAGCGTCGACGTTCGAAGCCGGCCGATGCCCAGGTTGTAGGAAAAATCAGCGAGTGCTGCGAGCCTCCCGGCCGGCTCGTCAGCGATCGCTGGACACAGACGCAAGACTCCTGCCGAGCAGCGCTCAAGCTCCGACACGAGCAGCCAGGACGCTTCGGCGGGCGTGATCTGCGGGTCTGTGAGCTTCACCGGCGCGCCGTTATCGTAGTGCGTCGTGCCGTAGCCGATCGTCGGGATACCGGCGGGACAGCGGTAAGGTGCGGCCCGAAAGCCCTCGAACCGTCGGCACAGCTCGACGGCGGCGTACGGGACGACCACTTACCTAACCTGCTGCTTTCGAAGCACCCTATCCAAAAACCAAAAAGTCATCAGCGTGGACAGCATCGCAGAGTCATCGGCTACCCAAATACGCTCGCTGAATTGCTGTAGGGTGGCGCCTGACTGGATCAAGACCACGGATGCGATCACTTTCGTGACGGTGAACCAGGACAGCAGCACCAGATAGGTCCAGACCGGCCTAACTGACGCCGAGATCGCGTCTACCCACTTGATGCCGCTCGGCGTGCCCTGTGCCTTGATCGACGCGACGAGCGCTTCCATGCCGGCCGCGTCGAGTACCTGCTGCCCTTGGGCTCCGATCTCCGCGAGGTGCGTCGAGGCTTGAAGCTTCAGCAGCTCGGCCTGCTGCTCGCCGAGCGCAAGCTCATGCTTGCGAGCGTTGCGCTTGTCGAAGAACGTGAACACTTCTGGCACGACGCGCAAGGCGCCGCCGAGTAATCCGCCGAGAATAGGATCAGCCATCACTTACACCCCGCCTTGTCGAGTAGCACCATGCGATCGGCGCAAAACGGATGCGAAGGAGAGTCGAGGCAGATTGCCGCGAGCGTCTGCTCGAGCGTGCGACAGAGCGTGCCGTGGTAGGCGCCTTCAGGTTCCTTCACGAGCGTCTCGATGAGCGTCTGCACGGTCGCTGTGCGCTCCTCGGCGACGTGTCTTGCGAACTGTTGCTCAGGCACGAACAGCGCGTAACTGGCTACCAGAGCCAGCGAGGCGCCTCCTGTCGAGCCGCCTGCAATCTTGGTGATGGCATCGAGCGAGATCATTCGCCCTCCTTCTTGTCCTTGCCCCTGACTTCATCCATCAGCGAGTCGAGCTGGACTGTGAACGATCGCCAGCGGTCGGACCATGAGCGCCGGTGATGCTCGGCTCCCATCGCGTGGTCCTCGAGCTTCGTCCGGATTCCCCTTGCCGTGTCGTGGATGTCATCGAGCTTCTTCTCGGAGCGTTTCATCAACGCGCCGATGAACAGCGCCAGCACTGAGATGGCCGCCAAGATGATGAGCGTTAGAGCTTCCCAAGTCCCCATGAAAACAGTCCTTGTGCAAGGTAGGCCAAAGCCCCGAGTATCGCCGCCACGACCCACCAAATCCATTTTATCCGTTCTCCGAGCACAGCAACGGCTTTATCCATTTCCACGAACGAGCGCTTGGTAATCGTCGCTTGCTTGGCGACCTTACTGATCAACGCCTCGAGCGCCTGTATGTCGCTGCGGTACTCATCGAGCGACAGTTTCTCAAGATTGGCGGTGGAATCCTCCATCGCCCGGCGCGTCGACTCTCGGCGCGGTGTGTACACGCCCTAGTTCGCCACGTCCGCAGCGCTGCGCCACAGCTCGATATAGTTCGTTCCGTCGTAGCGGAAGCCTACCGAACGGCTAAACCCGTTGGCGGGCTGCGTCCAGGCGGCGCCCAGCTTGAACGCAGCGTTCCACGTAGCCGCACCGAGCGCGCCGCCCGCGGTGTTTCGGATCGTGTAAGTGCTGATCTGGCTGTGAAACGGATTCAGCGGCGCGTTGATCGTGAAGGCCGTGCCGTTCGTCGCGGTGATGATTGAGTTGTTCGCCACGAACAGGTCCGGCGTCATCGACGCCGAGTAGGTGATCGAACCAGATATTTGCGCCCCGCCCCACTTGAACGTGCCAGAGCCGGTGATGTTCTTCTGGCCGAAAGCGCTGTAGATCGTGGCGTCCGCAGGGCTCGCGATCGCGTAGGCGAACGAGCCGCCCTTGGTCGTCACGTAGTTGCCAACTATGCGGACACCGAGGCTGGTGTTTGAGATATTTATCCCAGTGCCCTGTACCGTCTCGTTGGCAGCGTCGCCACGCGCCGTGGTGTAGCCGACTTGGTTGTCGGCGATCAGGATATCGTCAGTCGAGTCGAACGCGATGCCCTCGGTACCGTTGCCGCAAATGCGACAGCCAATGACCTCACCGCGGAGCTTTCGAGGAGTGCCACGCAGGCTATCGGCAAAGTTGGCTCGGAAACCTTCGGCGGCGTTGTCTAGGATGTTCACGCCGTTGACACTGAACCAGCCGCAGTCCGCGCCAACGATGATGCCGTCGCCCGTCGAGCCTTTGATGGTTCCGCCATTGATGATTGTTGGGCCGTTGAAGTAGAGACCGCGGTTGCCGTTGAAACCGTTGACGATGAACCCTTGGAGGTCACACTGCTTTTGCTCGGTCACGCCAGCCGTTCCATTCAAGTACCCGGCGGCTTTCGACTCGCTGCCAACCAGAGACATTAGGTGCGATGTAAGACTGACGCCCGTAATGTTGCTGATAGTGTGCCAGCGGGTCTGGCTGCTACCCGCCAGGACGAATGGCGGGCCGACGTTGTAGAACAGCGCCTCGCCGCAGCGGAAGGCAACCACGTTGGCAACGCCGTCGCCATGTATGTTGCGCACTACCGCGCTGTTCGCTCCAACTACGTGGAGCACGCCGCCGCCCAGCGCGTTGTTGATGTTCTTCCCTACGATGTCGCTGAACTCGAGCGTCGCATGCGTCGTCGTGTACGTCGGCACGGTTCCGTCGTAGTGCCAGTCGCCGAACTCGTAGTAGATTAGGTCTTCGGTGTTCGCGCCGCTTCCGCCGTCAATGAAGATGCGCTCGACACGCGTGTTTCGCAGGCCACCAAGCAGCAAGACGACGACCGACGGATTCGGGTTGTTAGTGACGATGTTGAGGTCGTGAACCCAGATATTGCCCATCGGGTTCGTCGGGAAATCTTCCTCGTGAATGTCGGCAGCGCCCGCGAAGCCGGATCCGCTTCGGCCGCCGATACGCATGGCCATGCCGTTGGCCAATCCTCCGGTGCCGTTGTAGTTGACGTTGATCTTGCCGTTGCAGATCTCGACGTTGCGGATGAACGTGAAGAAGCCGAATGAATTGTTCAGTACGTTGTACGCCCCGCCGAAGTCGACCGTGCAGCCGCAGAGGTTAAGACGACAGCCGTCGCGGATCTCGATCGTGACGGAATCGAAGTAGTACGTGTCGGCGCCCGTGGTGTTCGTGAACATGAACCAGCCCTCTGGGCCGGTCACCTGCGGGCTCAGCAACGCTTTGAGCTTCGTCGAGTTGGCCGCGCGCTCCGCGGTACTGTTCGGCACCAGGCCGATGCGCAGCAAGTCGTACACGGGCTCCGGGATCCGGTAGTAGTTCGTCGGCGTGATGCCGGCCGTGGTCTCAGCAGTAGTTTTCTTGACGGCGACGAGCGTCGTGCCTGGACCCACCGTGCCGTTGGCTAGATCTGTGCGCAGCGCCGAATCGTTGCCGGTGCCGGCCGATGCGGTGGGCTGACCGCTCGAATCGAACGCAATGTATTTGCCAGCCCGATTCGCGATCGACGGCAGGACCGGAACGGTGGCGACCTCGTTGGCAGGAGTCCGAATCGAGCGACCGAGCTGCACGTCGATGTCCTGCTCGATCAGGATCGGGCGGTCGAAATCAGGGTTCACGGTGTTGGCGTCGAAGTCGCCGAGGTTCTGGTAATCCGTGGTGCGCTCGCGGCGCATGGTGCGCTGAATGGAAACGATCACACCGTTACCTGGAGCCACGAGGAACGTGACAGAACCGCCCGTCGTGACGCCAAGCCCAGAGACCGTGTAGTCGACGTCAACCGTCTTGAGCGTCGCGTCCAGATATACCGACAGGTCGGTCTTGACGAGCGTCAGGAACTGGAACGGGAACACCGTGGTGGCGCCGTTGCCGGTGGCCTGAGCGTACGATGTTTGCTGTGCTACCGTCATGGGGTTCCCCTAGCTCATGTCGAGCGTCACTTCATGTACGCCGTTTGCTGGCCGCCAGTCTGAACGATGGCCGTCGGCAGGCTGGCCGATGACCTTGCCGAACCGTACCGGAGTCTGCGCGATAGCACCAGCGCCCGCGTCAATGTAATCGTCAGGCTGGTTGCGCGCGCCGGGGTTGAAGTCTTTCAACTGATCCCACGCCGGACCGTCTGTCACCGATACGTGCGCCCACAAGAATCGCGACGACAGCGCCGGCTCGAACGCGTCCAGAATCCTCGAGCGCTTGTCCTGAACGGAGAACTGTTCGCGCACGCCGCAACCAGTACCGGCGAGGGCTCGGCGCAAGATTGGTGGGACGAAGCCCCCTGGCCCGTTGGTCTCGACGTCGATCGCCGGGATTTGATAGCGCAGAACGAGGTTGCGGATCTGTAGGCACTGGCCGCCGACGAGCTTGCCATCGGGGTCGAAGTCCGCGAGGTCTCCGGTCAAGCCTTCCGCCACGTGCCAGTACAGCGCGCCGCGCTCATCGGTAAGTACCAGCACGAAAGCCGACGCGTCGGACTTCACCTTGCCGAGCGAGCAGTCCCACCACGCGCACGCGCCCACGATCCGCGTGTTGCCGAGCCACATGCCGACCTCGCCATTCGCCTCACGCACCACTGGCTCGTCGCGGTACACACGCATGCGCTCTGGATCGAGCCGCACGTTGCCCACGGGTTTCGCGTGTAACTGATACTGCGAGTCCCACTCGTTGAACGTCGTACACTCGCTGCGCTTGAACTCGACCTCGGCGCGCGAGAACCGCTCAGGCCAAGCATTGCCGGAGCAAAGATCAAGAGTCACGTTGGGCGGCTTGAAGAACACGACGTGATCTCTGATGACGTTGTAATCGACGCCAGGCTCGAGCACTCGAGAACCCTTGCCGACACCAGACAACACCGTGAGTCCGTCTGCCGCGAGCGGGAACGGAATCGCAAAGCGCTTCTGCCCAGACGATGGGTCGTAGCGCTTGGAGAACTCAAACAGCGGAATGCGCAGCACCGCAGCGCCAGTGCTCGACTGCTCCTCGTAGATCGAGTTATGCGTGTGCGGCGTGCCGATGAACGTCTTGCGGCCGCCAGGAACCAGGATGTGCGTCGTCTCAGTGATGCGAACGCGTACCGCCTCGCGAGCGTCAGGGGTGCGGATGTTCTTCGGAACTTCGATGTCGTCGAAGTCGGCCTCGTCCGCGCGCGAGCCCGTCGCGTTGCTCAAGATACCGTTCGCCGACATGGATGGGTTGCGCATGTCGGGAGCGCCCTGTACCCAAAACTGCTGCGTGCCGGCGGCCTTGTCGAGCATCCCGGCGCACAGCGGATGAGTTAGCAGCACGTGGCGTGTGTAGCGCGTCATCTTGTAGGCGAGCTTATCGTCGGCCGCCCACACTTGGCTGCGCACGGCGGAATCGCGGCGCAACTGCCAAGCTTTGTACACGCCGAAGATGGTCGACTTGGCCGCGCCACGAAACACGAGGAGCACGCGCACGCGGGCCTCGCACTCCTCGAGCCACTCGCAAATGCGTAAGTGCAAGTCTGGGACCACCCAGCCCTGACGCTTCGCCCACATCAAGAAGAACGCGGGAAATGAAATCGGGCTAGGCTCGGTCACGGCTGGCAGCGATCCGCTTCAGGATCTTCGAGGCTTCGTCCTCGGCGGTCTTGATCTCGTCGTCGAAATCGTCTTCTGGGTCATACCCAGGCGCAGAACTCCCGCGTTCTAGCGTCTGAATGAGCGCAACTACCTTCGTCAGTACAGACAAGCTGGCCGCAGCATTCTTCTTGCACCAGTAGCGGTCGCCGCGCTCGCGCTGTGTCAGCGACTCTAGATCCTTGGTGCCACCGGCCCACTTGTCTGGATCCGCTTCAGAGAACACGGCATCCGTCAGCTTTGAGCGCAGAGCTTGAAGCTTGTCGAGTCCTTCCATGTCAATCTCCTGCGATCGCTTTCAGGTCCGGAGGACGGTCGGGCAGCGTTCTGCCAGGCTCCCACCAATAGCGTTGATCAAACTCACGCCGCAAGCGTTGCTTCATCTTCGACAGGTACCCAGGCGAGAAGTATTCCATCAACTGGTGATAGATCATGTGATCGAGCGCCGCCTTGGCGTACCAGAGACTCGCACCAGGCGTAACTCCCTTGATGAATTTCGTCGCTTCGGCTCCGAAGTTCGTGTCCTTTCCTTGCATCGCTTCGACGATGTTGCCTTGCGTCAGGTTCAGGAATTCCTCGGCCACGCCGAATACAGGCCCCTCAATCGTCGATAGGAGCGAGCCGCCGTGCTGAGTGGACTGCGAGAAGAGAAAGTCGCCGTAGATGCCGAGAGAGCCGCCAGTCAGCGCAGCAGATAGCCAGGTTTTCCAACTGCCCTCGCCGAACATCTTCCTAGGGTCGCGTCCAGCGAGTAGTTCGTGAACCTGTCTTGAGGCCATGCCGAGCACCGTTGTAGACGCGATCAGTCCGGCGATGTAGGCGGCCTTACCGCCCACCGATGGAACCCCGAAGCCACGCGCCCAGTGACGCTCGATCATGGCCAGCGGGAACGACTTGAACAGGAAGAAGCTGCGAGTCAGCTCGCCCTTCCATGTGCCGCGTGGAAGCGTCGAGCCGGTCTGGACGCGTTCCCTGGCGCCGGGCTCGACGATCGCGACGTCCGTCTCCTCGAGCACGCTGCCAAGGAGGCGCGTCGCGGCCTGGCGCTTCAGTGCTGCCGGGTCGCCAAGCGAGGAGAGGGCCGAGTCTGGAACGCGGTAGATGCTTTCGGGCGTCAACATCGTGTCGTTGCCGCCACCCCAGTCCTCGAGCTTCGCGAGCTTCCATACGGCAAAGTCGTTCTCTGTCACGCCCTTCGATAGCAGCAACCGGTGATCGGTGGCGTCGAGCGAGGCAAGGTCTGGATGCTCCTTCACGACGCTCCCGAGCGCGCCCATGAACGTCGTGCCAAACGCCCTGCGGCGGGCCTCGGTTACGGCGTCGAGCAGCGATGCTCGGATGGTCGCATTGGCGAGTTTCGAGGACCAACTGCGGCCGAGTCCTTCCTGGCCGAAACGATTGAGCGCCGCCACGACGGTTTGCAGGCCGAGGCCGGCGCGCTGCGCGAGGCGCTTCTCCATGCTGTTGGCCGGGTTCATCGCGGCCAGCTCGTTGGACAGGAGTTGCATCTGCGGCAGGTTGTTCAGCTTCGCCGTCAAGTACATCGTGGCGTCGTCGCTGAAAGCCGTGACAACTGCGGAGCCCAGCCGCGACGCTATCAGCCAGGAGCGAAGCGTGTCGAAACTCTTGGCGAGCCACTCGGAAGCCAGCGGCTGGGTCTTGCCGGAAACGACGTTGTAGAGGTTATCGGAGCGCACCGCGCGCTCGGCGATTTTGCCTGCCTTCGTGGGGTTAGCAAGTGTGGCGTCCTGCACGGCCTGATCGCGCAGAAACCGAAAGGTCGCGTCCGGATTCGGCCCGAGGATCTCAACGTGCGCTATGTCCTTCGACAGCGCAGAGACATGTCCGGCCAGGACTTCGTACATGGCTCGCTCGCCGTACTTGCGCTGATAGTCGAGGTACGCTTGCGCGTCTTTGAAATGGATCTGTCGGTGCTCGTTGCCGCGATTGGCGCGCGCGCCGGTTCTGCGGAACTGCCCTGGCTCGATCTTGTTCGCCCCGCCGGTCGCGATCGACTCCCAGGCATGACCGAGAAAGTCTGCCAGCTCTGCTGAATTCATCAGTGAACCGTCGGGATTGACGTAGCGCTCGCGCTTGAGCGCTGGCATCACGTCGGCGACCCACGTATCGCGCCCGGCCTTCGCCGTTTTCATCTGCGAGTGGTGCTGCGGAATAGCCCAGTCCTCAAGACGCCCGACGTCGCCGCCAGCGGCGTTGAACCGCTGGCGCAGTTCTTCGGCGACGGCGTGGAATTCCTTGGCGCCGGCTCGAGCCTCGGCGTTTCCAGAGTCCTCGCCGAACAGTTCTTGCACGATCTGGCGGACACCTTCGGCATTCTCGAACAAGCCGAACCACTTTGGATGAGCCGCTTCGATGGTGCCGAGCATGCGACGCAACGAGTCGCGCTCGACCGCCTTGCCGTGCGTCTCGATCGACAGGAAGTCGCTCTTGCCGTCGGCATGGAAAGCGGACACGCGATCAAGCGCGTCGAGAGACGAGAGCCCCTTCGCGCTCATGTTCTGCATGTGGCCCTTGATTCTGGCCTGCGCGAGAATTGATAGCGCGTTGCGGCGCTGCTTCAGTTGCGCCTCGGCGACGAGCTGCTGCGCGGCCGCCTGCGATGCTTCGATGAGACGCTGCGCTGCTGGCTTAGCTGCCCAGGCCGCCGGATCTTCGCGCGCCAGCACGCGCATGGTCGACACGATGCGCTTCTCGATCGCGTTGGCTTCTGCCTCCGTGACCTGGCGACCGATCGCTTGAGAGGCTGCGAGTACGCAAGCGGGTTGCACGGCTAGGCTCCAGCGCTCAAGAAGCATCCGGCCACGGCGTCGTACGCTTTCGCGTCGTTGGTGGCCTTGGCGATCTCGGCGTCGTCTCTGGCGAGGATCTCGCGCGCGGTCATGGCGACCGGAGAGCCGTCGGCGTTGAATTCGCCGGTGGGCATTCTGAGGTCTAGAGACTCTGCCGCCTTACGGGCGGAATCAACTGCGAAGAGAGCGCCCGATCTTTCTGCGCTCGGTGCTGCTACGGCGTTAGGACGTTGTTCTTGACGTTGCGGTTTAGGTTGTCCACCAGCTCCTGAAGCCACTCCGGGTGCTTCTGCTGCGGAGGCGTCGGATTTGGAGCCGGCAAAGCCTCGGTAGACGGGCTCGCTGATTCGGCCTGCGGCGTACTCTTGCTCAAGTGCCTTGTATCCTCTTTCACGAATGGAATTATAGTCCACTGTTGCCAGATCTGACAACAGTATCGGCCTGGCGTTGTCCTTCCCGTGCGAGTTATCAATGGCGCCGATCTCGACCCGCGGATCATTGGCATAATGCTCTGCGAGCTTGCGGATCGTGGCGTTTGAACTTGCGTGCGTCTCGGCGTGGGCCTCCATCGGCACAGTGCGTCCTGAGCCGTGCTTTTTCTCCTGGCGCATGGCACGAGCCAGCGCGCCCTCGACGAGCGCATCGACAGGTTCGCGATAAACGTAAACGATGTGCACGCGCTTTCCAGCGTCGAGCGCCTGATTCACCTTCCGAATCGCGCTGGAGAGATCTCCCAGATTCGTGTCGTAGATGATCTGAGCGCGCTTGGAGATTTCCTGAAGTGCGTTGCGGACAGCCGATGTCTTGCCGGCTCCGGTCCCGCCGCCAGTGAACAGCACGAGCGGGTCTTGACCAGGCCCAGGAGCCTCGCCAAGCATCCGCGCGTACATGCGTTTGATGAGCCAGCTCACCGGCTCGTGAACCGCTTCCGACAGGCTGCGTTTCTTCAGATAGTGATCAGAAAGCTCGCGAGCGGTGTCGGCGCTTAGTAGCTTGCCGCCTTGAGCGTCCTCGAGTTTGGCGTACTCCGCTTCAGCGGCGGCTGGATCGCGCGCTATTTTCTCGGCGATTGCCGTCTCTACGCTACGTTGTTCCGGCGTGAGGTTTGCGGCGCGCGGGATTTCGGCCGGACTGATCGCACCCGGCGCGCGCTCGGCTGGCAGCGCCTCGTCGACCGCCGTCAGTTCCGACGGGATCGGCCTCGGTCCCTGATCTGGCCGCGGCTCGAACAGGGCGCCCTGGTGCGGCTCTGGGGCGACCGCCGGCTCGCCGCGCAATAGCTGCTCCGTTACGGCATGCATCGCGTCCTGGTGCGACACGGAGGCCGCGAGGTTCGCCGGCATGCCTGGCGCAGTGTCGACCTGAAAATGCTTGGCGTTGGCGGCCGAGGCGACCGCGGCACGATCCGACGGCCGCATCGCGACGTGCGCCACGGCGCCGAAGGCAAGGCCGGTGAGTAGATCAACGGCGCGCGACTGCACGTCGAGCGGATGATACTGGGCGGCCAGCTCATGGTAGCCAGAGCCCTCGAGTAGCGCGCGCTGTGCGGCGGTATCGGCCGCGCCGAGCACCAAGTTTCCGATCGCGCCGGACGTCAGTCTCGACGCGAGAGTGCTGCCGAGGAACGGAAGCTTGAGCCCGATCGCCGCGCTCAACGCGGAAGCGGCCCCCAAGTTCCCCGCGGTCTGCTCGTCGACGCCGCGCTGCTTCGCTTCGCGAACCGTGCTGACATTGGTCGCGCCGACCAGGAGGGCAGGATTGCCCGCGGTGGCTGCGAGCGGCAGGACGACTTTGGCAAGGCCGCCCAGGACTTCGCCGGCCGCGCCGACCGTGCCAGGCGTCGGCGTCCAGTAGTTGATGGCGCTTTGAAACGCCTCGTCGGTCGTGTCCTTGTGATAGGCCGCGCGGGGATCAAAGGCCAGACGACCGTAGGTCTCGACGGCCTGCGCCGCTTCGACGCCGCCGCGCATGATGCCGGCCCCGACCGCGGTCGGAACACCCGAGTACCAGCTCGGCCGCAGTGCCGCCGCGTCCAGGGGGTTGTAGGAGGCCAGCTCGTCGAGCGCGGCCTGTCCCTTCTGGTCGATCGAGAATACGCCCATCAGAAGCCGCCACCGGCCCCCTCGAGGCCGCCTACGTCGATCACGATCGGCTTGCCGTCCTTACCGCTCAAAGGTCCGCGGCCGTCGCTCACGTAGTAGGTCGTGTCGTCCCGGTTCATGAGGCCGAGCAGCTCGATCTGGTGAGGGGGGAGTTGCGGCAGGGCGGCTCGTAGCGCAGCCTGCGCTCGGTCCTCGAAGGTAGCCGCGTCCATGCCCCACGGCGCCAGCACTTCGCCGCGTTGGTGGTAGTCGACCATTTCGCCAATCACCGCCTGTACGGCGTGGCGTACGTCCGCTGACTTGACGTCTTTGGCGTCGGCCGCTAGCCGTCCGTGCTCGACCGCATCGCCGACGTAGTAAGCCTGGACGGCCTGGAAAGCCGTCTCGGCCGCCGGCGCCCGATCTGCGAATGCCGCGCCGACCACCGCATTGAACTTCGCCTGAAGCTCCGTCACGGCCCCTGGCGGCAGGTAGAGCGCGAGCTTCGGATGCCCGTTGGTAGCTGCGTCCTCCTTGCTCGGATTCACGATCGAGTCGCCCTTCAAGATGGTTTTCGAGACGTCAACGCTGTTCGCCACGACGTCGCTCGAGAACCAGTTCCGCTCAAGCGTGAGCGAGCGCTGCTGCGCGGCCAACATCCCGGCCACCGCCTTGACCGGAGAGTCTGGCGCCACCTGCTGCATGATCGCGAGATACGTCGGGTCTGAGCCAGCAGCCGTGCGCAGTGCGCCAAACAGTTGCGTGGCTTGCACCGGCGTCGCGGCGTTCAGCGTGCCAGCGAGCACCTGGGTTTCCTGCGGCAGCAGCGGCAACACGCGCACCGACGGGTCGGCCTTGCGCATCGCGTCGAGCGTCACGGTGCGGTCGCGGAGCTGCGCGGCGACCTGGGTGCTGTTCGGATCGAGCAGCGAGGCCAGGTCTAGCGGCACCACGTTCTGGCCGGTACGGTTCGCGTTGTAGAGCAGCGGCGCCTCATGGAGCACGCTGACATTCTTGATCACGGCCTCCCTCAAGCGGTCAAAGTTGGCCTTCTCCCGCAGTGAGCCGCCGCCAGAGAGGAGCTTAGCCTCGGTGGCCTGCACGTACGCCACCTGATCGCGCGCGGGCTGACTCAGCACTTCCTGAACGTGGCCCTCGTTCGCCACGGCGTCCGTGAACGCCTCGGCTTGAGACGTGCCTTTGACCTCATCGGCCCAGGACGCCCACATCGGAGCGGTGGCCGGCACCCCCGAGGAGATCTGGCGGCCGATCTCGTTCATGGCGACCGCCGCCCGCGCCTCGCGCCGATCGGCTTGATGCTCGAGACGCGCCTCGAGCTGCGCCTTGTCGTTCAATACCGAGCGCAGCACCGCATTGCGCTTGTCGGTGTCGAGCTTGCCAGCGTAGTAGCCGTCCGCCGCCGTGAGATCGTGCTGGAGCGCCTGTAACGCGTGCAAATCATCGGCCGATTCCATCGCGCGCTGCGTCGCGTGGTTCTGCCAGTTCTTGTCCTTGAAGTCCTGAATCGCCTTGTCGACCTGATCTTTCGGGATGCCGGCCTGCATGCCGGTTTGCGCGAACATTCCGGCCTGCTGGTTGATCGTGTCGATATTGGCGCCGGGCATGCCAGCGAGCTTCCCGAGCTTGTCGAGGCCGGCGCTGAAGTCCGCTTTGAAGCGCACTTTGTCGGCCACTTCGGCCGCCTTGCGCACGTCGATGGCACCGGCGAACACGGTGCGCTGTAACTGCCGGTCGAAGTTCTCGTGTTCGGTGACCGGGAGGCCGCCGATTTTCGGCTGCGGTATCGCGCTCGTCGCCTTCTGGTACGCCTGTGGCGCGGCTTCCGGCGCGAGCTGCCCGGTCGCCAACTGGTCGGTGATGTCCTGCGCCGCGGTCTTGGTCGCAAGCTGGTGATCGAGATACGCCTGAGCTGCCGCGGCGCGCGCGCGGTTGATCGCGTCCTCGGAGTAACGGTGGGCCAGCGCCTCAGCGCCACTCGCAAGGTTCTCGAGGCCGCGCCCGACGGGCGTCGTGTCCGCTGGGCTTGGCACCTGAGGGGCGTCGAAACCAAAGTTCCCGGTCGAAATGCGTGCCATTACGGCCACACCGTGCCGGTCTGAGCCGGCGTCGTTTTCGGCGGTCGATTCGCAAAGCCACCGAGCACCGAGCCCGCGGCGTTGAGATACCCACCGGTCTCAGACGCCCGTCCGCTCTGGCGCAGCGACTTGGCCTGCTGCTCGCCAGACAGAAGGCTGTAGAACGCGTCCAGCTCTGATTGGCGGGTGATCTGAGCGTCGGCGATCGCGGGTGAACCCTGGTCGACGACGACGCCGGACGATGCATAGTCCGCGCGCGCCGCGCCGCGCGTTTGCGCCGCGAGCTTGCGGATGTTCGCTGCGCGGATCTTGGCGGTCGTCTGAACGGCCGAAGCCTGGTCGTAAGCCGCGTTTTTCTCCGCGTTGCCCTTCATGATCGAACCCGCGGCCGCGATCGCCAGAGGTACCAGTGCTACGAATCCCACTTTAGCCCACCCTTTCCAGTGCGACGGCGCCGTTGCGGACGAATCCCAGGCGCTCATAGAGCCCGACGGTACGCTCGGTGTGAACGCCCGTCGACACACCGGCGAAGATCAATGCCGCTCCGTACTCGTTCGCCCACGCCACGAACGCCGTCACCAGGCGGGCAGCATACAGGCCACCCCGCGCAGCGGGCTCGACGTACAGCGCCCGCTCCATCGCCACCCGAGCGCTGCTCATCCAGTAATCCTCGCAACTGCCAAGCAGCACGCCCACGACCACGCCGTTGCGTTCCGCGACCCAGACGAACCCAAGCTCGTGGCCGATCAGCAGCTCAAGCGTCTCGACGAGTTGCGAGGCGCTGAACGGCAAGCGCGACCAGAACGGGCTTTCGGCGTGCATGGCCGGGCCGAACTCGAGGAGCCTCGGAATGTCGGCGCGATCGGCGGGGCGGATGCTCATCAGTCGTTGACGGTGAACTTGCGCACGATCGAGAGCACGTGCCACGGGTATGGCAGCGAGCTGCCGATCTCAAGATCCGATGATCCGCGCTCCCAGCCAAGTTCCTCGCCGCGCTTGACCCCCGTGAAGCTGGCCGGCGGGACGCCCAGGAGCGACGAGCCGAACGCAGCGAAGTCGATCGTGTCGCCGTTGACGTCGCAACTGTAGGTGTTCAGGAAGCGGATGGTGACCTCTGAAGTCCGCATCGCGTTGCCTTGTGCTGAGCCCGTGCCGGTCTGAATTTCAGGTGTCAGTGGCTTCGCCTTGTGCGAAAACCCAAGCCCGATGACGACCGCCTTCGCGGTGCGCGGCAGCGTGATCTTGCCACCCGTGACGGTGAAGGCACCCAGATAGAATCCATCGGCCACGCACTGCACGCTGCGCCCCTCAAGATGCGCGAGACCATACCACGTAGCCGTGCCAGCGCCAGACGTCCCGGTGATCGCGCAGTCGAGCGAGTAGACCATCGACGGGTCGAAGAACTCGACGTAACGCACCGTGGCACCGTTGACCGTGCGCTTGATGAGCATCCAGATCTGGTCCCCGGTCGCGGTCGGAATCGTGCAGGCACTCTCGACCACGCCGTCGACCACCTGCCTCGACCACGCCGCAACGTCCTGCTTTTCCGAAAGCGTCATCGTCGCAACCACGCCATCGACGCGCGGCACGATCACGAGCGGGTCTGGCTCCTGCGCGAACGCAATGTCCTTGATGCCGGAGGACGTGATGTGCTCGGAGAATGCAGTGATGTCAGGCGCGTCGTACTCGCCCCGATCAATGTCGTAGCCCATCGCGCGAAGTTTCAGCAGTGAGCGCTGCGCGAAGAGAATGTTCTTGCCGGCACGCAGCGGGCGCGGCTGCCCGGCGCCGTACGCGGTTTGGCTATCGACCTGCACGCTGGTCGGCGTGACGGCCTTCTCGACACCGCCACGGATCGTGAACTCCCCGCCGTACGTCAGCGCGAACAGCGCCTTGCTCGACGCCATGTGGATAATCGGGTTGATCTGATCAGACGCCAACGTGTACGCGAACGCGTCGTCATCGTATGGGCCGAGCGTGAAATCAAGATACGCCCCCGTCGATGAGGCCCAGACCGTCTGTGGGAACGCCGTGGAGCCCGCGAGCACCAGACGCTGCTGGTAGAACGTGCAGGCGCGCGGGTAACCATTCGCCGCCGACCAGACGTTCGCCTCGAGGCTCCATGAATTCTTAGGCGCTGCGACGACGCTCGTGAGCGCCTCCTTGACGGTCGCCTGTACCACGGTCGCCGACGTGTAGGACGTCACTAGCATCAATCCGCCGTTGATCCGCACCCACTTGCCGACGTCCGACGACCGCCAGATATTGAGCGCGGCCGATGTCAGCGTCGTCGATGTCTCGATCGGGTCTTTAGCGCCAGGCGTCACAGTTTCCTGCGGTGAGCCGCCGAGCGTCCACACGCTGGCCGGAATGTTCACCGAGGCGAAGGCGGCGCTGATCGTGATCGTGACGACCGTCGTGCTCGTAAACCCCGTGATGGTCGCAAAGCCGCCCTGGTAGTAGATCGTGCGGCCGACGTCGCCATTCAAGAACGTGGCCGCGCTCGCGGTCGCCGTGCGGCCGGCGCCGACGGTGGCAAGTGACAGGGTGAGCGTGTTTGCGAAGCTATCGCCGATTTCGTCAAACGGCTGCACGTCAAACGGAATCGCGTCCTGTGACCAGCTCGTATCGGAAAACCGGCGCAAGCGCTGCGTGGGCAGAGACGCGTGGGTAATGACCATCGTGTCGGCGCCCTGCACGTAGCCCGTCGCAAATAGCTGCGCCTCGAGCACGGAGGTCGAGATCGTGTACACGCGCCCGACCGTACCGGCGGAAGAGTACGCGCCAAACCCACTGCCGTTCACGTTGACTGCGTTTAAGTCCTGAAGGTTGAAGTTGTTGCCGGCGACGCCCGCGACTTTGAAGCTCCGGCCGTTCAGCTCGAGCATCCCGAGCACGCCTTCGATGTGCACCTCGTCGCCGTTGGCAAAGTTGTGGCCGACTGCGGTGACCACCACGGGATTCGCCTGGGTGGCCGCGGAGATCGCGAACGTGGTCTCGAGCACCTGCGCGTTGTTCTTGTAGAACCGCGCGTATTGATCGCCAAGCTCGACGACGTAGGCGTCGGTGGTCGAGAACACGAACGGGATGAGCCTCGCGGCCTTCGTGGGATAGCGCGCTGCGGCCGAGAACCGCAGGCCATCCCGTCGGCGGATGCCGCCCTGGAGCAGAATGACGACGTTCTCTAGCGTCTCGGAGCCGGCCGCGTAGCGCTCCATGTCCGTGCGGCCGAGAATCCTCGGCGATACCTCGCCGGCCGTGAAGTTGGTTTGGACAGTAGTGACGCGGGGCATGACGCTTTAGACGTTGGACGGTGCGCTCGTGGTGAATCGTGAAGAGAACATGCGGAAGTCACCGAGCGTCTCTGGCGGAATGTCCTGGCCGTCGACCGCGCGGACCTTCTTCAGCTCGTTCATCAGCAGCGCGTACTGAGACTGCGCCAGCGATGTCGACAGAGTGATCGAGTAAGCGCACACGGCGGCCATCGCCAGCGTCGCTGCGAACTGAAGCGCCGTGTCCCAACTGCCCTCGTTCTGGCGGAACACGTACACGAGATTGAGCGGATTCTCGTCACTGAGGATCTTTCGGCCCTCGTGGGCATAGGGCACGGGCGCCGCTAGCTCACCGACCTGGAGCGTGCGAATCCAGTCGTTCGGGATCGAGTATTGATACGCCCAGTCGAAGGCCGGGACGGTTACGTCGGGGGCGAGCTGCACGCGCGCGACGGCGCAGTTCCAGTTATGCGATCGCAGGAGCCAGTCTCGCACCTGCGGCCAGAGGTTCGACACGGTACGCGCCCGATCGTTGTCGTCGTCGAACGAGTTGATCGTTTTCGCGCCGAGCATGAGCAGCGCGTTCGAGCAGATAGAAACGTCGGTGGCGATGTTCCTTCTCCTTCAAGAAAAACGGGGCGCTCGTGCGCCCCGCTAGTCTACCCGCTAAGAAGGCGCCCGCTCAGTTGTTCTGAACGTAGAAGCCCATCAACACAATGCGCTGCGTGGCCGGAGAACCGGCGCCAGCGATGACCGAACGGATTTCGGAGTCGTCCGTAGTGAGGCCAGGCCCTGGGGTCGCGACCTCGTAGCCGCCGGATGCGGCGCTCGTGATGTTGAGCGGCGGCTGGATCGACGTCACGCCCGCGGCGTTGATCGCCGTGGCCGCAAGGTACCGCGTCGCCAACTGCAAGTCGCCCAGGTTCGCGGTACACGAGGCCGTGCCGGCCGTGTACGTGAGATACCCGCCGACGAGCACCGCGGCTTTCGGCAGATACCCCCAACTGATGATGTCCGCGATTGCGAGCGTCAGCGTCAGGCCGTCGTTGTAGACGCTGCGAAAGATCCGCAGCTCGCCGTCCTGCTGGTTGCCCTTGACGAGCGACTGCGGGGTCGTTGCGCGAGCCGCCGAGAGTGAAGCATTTTGCGTAGCCATGTCTGTTTCCTCTGTTTGCGGCTGCGATTACGCGCAGTCAACCTGAACGACTTTTTCTTCCTCGACTCGCACCGAGCCGATGGACATTTTCGCGTACACGCGCACGTTGAACGACTTGCCGGGGTCTTCACCGACCCGCGTCATGATGTTCTCAGCGGTGCCGAGCACGAGGCCGGACTTCGCCCACGCGAAGCAGGAGCGGATACCGCCGGAGATCGGCAGCCGTTCACTCGGGACCCAGTTGAAGCCCATCCACTTGGTGTTGATGTTGCCCTCTTGGAGCAGCCGCAACTGGATGAAATCGGCGTTCGTCAGCGTGGTGTCCGACAGGATGTCGTTCAACTGCTTGCTGCCGTACGTGAAGTACAGCTCCTCGCCCACATACTCGTCGGCCTCATTCTGGCGGAAGAGCTGCTTGGTCTGGATGACCTTGGCTTTCGTGAGGCCCGTGGCGCCGTTGGCAATCTTCTGGCCCGCGATCAGTGCGACGTTGCCGGACGTGGCGCGCGCGTTGCCCAGTGCCGCCGCGATGATCACGTCATCTTTGGCGCGGTTTAGGCCCTGCACGAGAGCCTGCACGTACTCGGATTTCGGATCGACCAGCATGCGAACCTTGTCCTGGTCGTCGATCATGTCGCCATCTTCCCAGTCGAACAGATCGACGAACCGGGTCGAGTGCGGCTGATCGTTCAGCGGCGTGTCGCCGTGGCGGACGGTGCGCTTTTGCGCCGTGCGCTGGCCAAGACGGTTGATGGACTTGCTGATGCCGACAATGTTCGGCTCCTCACGCACGCACGACTGGAAGCGTGAGAGCTTCTGCTGCGCGACGTGCAGGAAGTTGTCGGCGAATTGCTGGACAAAGGCTTCGGTAACGAATTGCGACATGGCGGGCTCCCGCTGAAGGTTGAACTCTCGTTCGCCTTAGCAGGGTGTTCGGCACTGACGTGCCGGCCTGGATGTCGCTTTGCGATGCGCTGGCTTTGCGCGCTATCGCTCTAAGCGGGCTTTCAATCGGGTGATCGACGAGCCACCGTCGGCCGATGCGGTGGAATTTGCGCTAAGCCGGCGCACTAAGTCAAGCGATCAGCTTCTCCCTGCGGCCGCAAGCTTCGCCATTTTCTTGGCGCCGTACTTCTTGCGACCGATGGCCGCTGCCAAAGCTGCGGGGTCCGTCACACCGCCCTGGCGCATCAGCGAGCCCTTCAGCTTCTTGAAGCGTTCACCACTCCCGAGCTTCGCGGCCATGCTATTTCTTCCCTGGGTTGATCGTGAGCAGCGGCGCGCGCTGCGCGTTGCCGAAGCGTTTGGAGTACAGCGCATCGAGCTTGGCGCGCACGGCACCGCGCTCCTTCGTGTTGCGCTCCGGAATCTGGTCAAGCTCAGCACGCAGCGCCTTGACCTGCGTGTCGAAGTCGCCCGCGGCGTCGCTGCCGGGTGAGCCATGCGGCGGCACGTCCTCGCCCATCTGCTTGGCGAGCGCGGCCATCAGGCGGATAAAAGTCGGATCGTTGCCGTAGCGGGCGTCGAGCTGGTCGTACGTGAGGCCGGCCACGTCGGCGAGCTTGGTCGCGGCGTTGAAGCTGCTCTTGATCGCGGTTGCAAGCTCCGCGTCACTTTTCCACACGAGCTTCAGTTGCGCCGTGCATTCCTCGCCCGACAGTTCCTGCGCTGCGCCTGCGATCTCCGGCGCCACTTTCAGGTACTGGCCGATGACGTAGTTGACCTGCTTATTGGTAAGTCCGAGCGAGTGCGCGCCCTTCAGGAAGTTCGCCATTTCCGGGTCTTTGCGAAACTCCGCGACGTCGAAGTCTTTCGGCAGCCCTTCGATTTCGTACTTCTCGGCGTCCTCCGGCGGCAGGCCGACGTCGATCATCCGCTTGTTGAGTTCGGTGTAGCCCTTGGCGAGAGCGCGCAGTGATGCGGCCTCATCAATCGGGCCGTCCTTCTTGCCTTCAGCGCGGACGTGGTACTTCTCTGGAATCCACGTCTCTGGCTTCTCTTGGCCGGACGCGAGAGCAGACTTGCCCTTGTCACCCTTCGCGGCAGCGGCGCTTGCGTCGGCCGCGGCTGCGGCATCGGCGGCGGCCTGGGCTCCAGTATCAGCGGCGGCAGCAGACATACGCGCTCCTAGTTGTAGGTGACGATGACGGTATCGCCAGCGTTGGCCATGTTGATGTTGAGGATTCCGTTGTTGGCGTCGAACTTCGTATCATCGAAGTCGCGCTCGACGCCGACCGCGGTCGCCGCCGCGAGCGTCTCGAGGACGTTCGACCCCTGCTTGATCTGCACGGCGCCGACCAGCGCAGCAGTACCGCCGACGCGCACGTTGCGCAGCCAGCATGCGGGGAACGCTTGATCGCCGGTTACACCTGTAATCACTCGCACGAGCATGGCTTAAGTCTCCTCTGTCGGCGGGTCGGGGTAGCCCGTCGAGGTATTGATGCGCCCGACAATGAACTCGGTCACTGACCTTTGTCCAGCACGGAAATCCGACTCGCGAATGCCGTCGATGCCGCCCGTGCGTACGTGAGGGCGGGCAAAGCGGCGGACCAGCTCCTCGAGCACCGCGGCGCCGTCGGGGGAGTTTTCGAACACGCGCGCATACGCCTCTGGCGGCAACGATTCGACGGGGAGTGGGTGCGGCTGGGCTTTCATGCGGTGCGCCGTGATTCTCTACGTTTGACGGGCCGCAGTCCAGACGGGTCGCCGTAGAGGGGTTTCAACGGCTTTTGCGTCGGCGTGCGCGCCTTGCGCCCGACGAGCGTAGTCGTGAAGATCCGCTCGAGCTTCTCGTTCTCGGCCTGGTCGGCGGCGTATTTCTTTTTGGCGCGCTTCGCAATAGCCAGCCACTCGCGCACGAGCGTCCATTCCATCTTCGTGATTGGACGGCGCCGCTTGACCCGAAAGTCGATCGCGTACCACTGCTCGATGGACGAATTGAGCAGCACGGCTACGGTGGGCTGCTGGCCGGCCTTGAGCGTAAACCCGTAGACCGACGGTGCTCCGGCGTAGGTATTGACGCGCGGCAGCGCGAACCCAGAGACGACGATCGTCACGTCATCCGCTCGCGCCGCTCGGCGCCCTGGCCTCGGTATGCCTGCGTGCCGGCCGAATTCTCGTAGAGCTGGCCGGAGAGCAGCGGCGTCACGTTGTCGTCGTCGTAGAGCGTCGCGATGCCGGTCACGGGGTCGGTGATGAACTTGTTGCGCAGCAGCTTCTGCACGAGCACGAGGCGGGTATTCACGTCGTCGAGCTGGTTGTTCAGCACGTGGATCTGCGCAATGGTCTCAGCGCCAGGAATAGCATCGACGGCCGCTGTGACGTCGACTCGATACTGCTTGTCGGCCGAGAAACCGTTAGCGCCGGAGCAGTCGACCTGCACCTGATAGCGCCCAGTGCCGAGGTTCGTAGGCACGGGCGCGTAGCCCATCACCACGCCATCCTCGTAGAGCAGGATCGTTGGCGTCGCGTCGGCGTTCTGAGCAGCGCCGGACGCGCTACTCGCCGTCGAGAATCCGATCGCCACGATGTCGCCGAGCTTGACTAGGTTCACCGTAATCTCCTGACGATCATGGAGCCGATCACGCGTAGCTTACGCGTGCCGGTCACGAACGGCTTATCTGGCCCAACGGCATCATCGTTGCCCGCGAACCAGTCAGGAGTGTCGTCGGTCACATCATCGTGCGGCCAAGCATCTTCACTGACGTACGGTAGAGGCACCGGCGCATCAGGCCCCACGGGATCATCGGCGCCGGCGTACCAGTCGGTGATGTCATCGGTCGTGTCGTCATGCGGCCATGCGTCATCCGGCCCCAAGCCCGCGAGCTGCACGAAGCTCGTGCCCTGCGCCTCGAGCGGCAGCCACACCGACCAGTCGTCGAGATCCTCGTCGGCCTGATCCCACGGCCAGGCGTCGTCGCCGGCCATCTCGACGTCTTCGTTGCCGAAGTGATCGAAGAAGTCGTCGTCGAAGTCGTCCTGCGAGTCGTCCCACTCGTGCGCGCTGACGTAGGGGAGCTGGGCCGGCGCGTTGGCGCCTACCGGGTCGTCGGTGCCCTGCAGCCAGTCCGGCTGGTCGTCGGTGACGTCATCCCACGGCCATGCGTCCTCGGCCGTGTACGGGAGCAGCGGTGCGGCGTCGGATTGCTGGCTGCCGAGCGAGATCGAGTCGCTGTCCGCGTAGTCGTCCCACTCCCATGCGTCGGGAGGAGAGAGTTCGGCAGCACCCGCGACCACGGTGCCATGTACGAAGTCGTCGAGCTGCCAGTCGTCTTGCTCGTCGGCCTCGAGCGGCCAGGCGTCGTCGAGCGCGGGGCCGGGGTTCTGGCTCTGCGCCTCGTCGACCGGCGCCCAGTCGTCGTGGTCGGTGTCCCAGTCCCACGCGTCGTCGATGCCGTTGGCAGGCAGCGCGGGCGCTACGGGGTCGTCGGGTAGGAACTCGTCCTGCTCGTCGTCGAGCCACGGCCAGGCGTCGTCAGGCGGCTGGTCCTGCGAGACCGGCGCATTCGATTGGTTCGCGTCATCGTCGTCGTCGATGAGCGTCGACCAGTCATCGTCAAGGTCAACGCTACCCCAATCGAATGCGTCGTCAGGCGGCTGATCGCCTGTCGGCGGCGCGTTGGGCTGGATCGGCGACCACTCGATGTCGGCGAGCACCGGGTCGTCGTAGTTCTCGTTCCAGTCGTAGTCCTGATCGCCGACAGGGAGTGCGGGCTGCGCGGCGACCACCGTGGCGCGGGCCTCGACCTCGGCCCATACCTCCTCCTCGACCATCCCCTCGTCGAAGAAGTACCCGAGATCGTCGTTGGCTTGGCGTGGTGGGTGCTCGCTCTGCTGGCTGCCGAGCTGGATCGGCGACTCGGCCCCTAGCTCGTCTTGGAACCAGTCCCCACCGTCCTCGAACTGCTGGCGACCGAGCAGCCCATTGGTCGTGAGTCGCGACGAACCAATAAATGGTCCGCGACTCCGTGGCCCCGGCCGGATAGGCTTGGCCACGCGCTACTCCCTAGTTCAGCGCTTCGACCTGCAAGTCAACGACCTGCATCGTCTCCGCCGTCGAGCCCGAGCGTAGCGCCTGCAAGCTCAGGATGTTGCCGGCCACGGTGAGGTCGCACGAGCCCGAGACCGCGGGCGCCGAGGCGGGGATCAGCACCGTGCCGACCGCGACGACGGCCGTGCCGATCTGCATGCGCCCCGTCGTGAACAGCGTGCCCGTGGCGCCGACCGTGATGCAGCGGGTACGCAGCACGATCTCCCACGAGATATTCGTCTGCGAGGCGATGAGCGTCAGCGCCGCGGTCGCCGCGAGCGACACGCCGGTGTTGTCTGCGCCCGTGCCGTATAGCAGCGCCACCGTAAGGTTGCCCGGCGTCGCGGCCGTGGTGATCTGGCCGAACGCTCGGTGCTCCACGGTCTTGCCGGCCCACCAGTAATCCTTGCCCATCGCGGGCACGGCGGCGACGGTGAACAGCGCCTTGTTCGTCGCCGCGAGCGTGACCGCCGCGGGCGCGACCGTCATGAACGGCGCGCGCAGGTCTCGATAAAACTGACTGTCCATGTTGATGTCCTCTTAAAAATACACAGCCGAGTCGAGGTTGTAGCTCGCGGGAGGGGAGCCGCCGCCGCCACTATCAGTCGCGTTAAAGTCATCGAGAGTCGTGGCTCTAACGTTGGTCCAGTTGTAAAGCATCCCCGGCTGGCCGCTGGCGTAAGTAGCATCTGAGACCGTCTCAACGAGAGAGCCGTTCTTGTAGACCGAAATGTTGGTCCCGATGGCCTCGACCTTGATGATGTCGTTCGCCACGATTCCTATATTC